GTAAGATAGGTTTAATATTTGGTTTTTTATAGCAAGTGGCTAATTACGGAATAAATATTGATGTAAAGGTAAAGGCAGGACAGTTAACTAATTTTAATAAGGTTTTAGATAAAACTAATGAAAGAATAAATGCAGCAAATAAAAATATACAAAGATTTGCTTCTTTAAGTCCAAAACATATTCGCCCTGTAAGTCAAAGTTTTAATGATTTATCCATGATGGTTAATAAAGCTAATGCAGCTTTTAACAAATCAACCTTGGGTACTCCACAAGCTGTAGATGCAGCTAGAAATCTTGTGAGAGCTAATGAACAATTTAATGTTGGATTAGAAAAAAGAGCAAAACTTTTGGAACAAGTTACCTTTCAAATGAAGATGCAAAATATGGCAGCAAAAGGTATAAGACCAGGAACTATGTATTCAGGTCCTATTGGTCCAGGACAAGCTACATCAATGTTTGTGGGTAGAGTAAAACAAAATATTGCTGCTTCTCAAGCTATAAGAGAACAAGGTGGTTTTGGTGCTTTTAGTTCTAGAGCAACAGAAGTTACTAAATCAGCAAAAATTGAAGCAATAAAAAGTAAGGCTAGAGATAAACATTTTAGAAATATTTCAAAAAATGTTGCAAAAATAGCAACAATTCAAACACAACAACAAGCATCTGCTGCTTTTAGTGTCTTGCCAGGAGGAAATTTTGGAATGGCAGGAGGTGAAATTGGACCACGATTACCTTTAATAAATAGATTAGGTTTTGGTAAAAATGCACAAGCTGGTCCTTTTGCAATGCAAGGCGGTGCAATGGGCCGATTAAAAGGTGGCATTGGTAGTGCATTAATTGGTGGAGGTTTTCCTGCTTTGTTTGGTGCTGGTGGTATAAGTTCTGCGTTTGGTGCTATAGCTGGTGGTGCTGGAGGAGCACTTGCACCTGGTGGTGGCTTTGCTGCTTCCATTGCTGCTACTGCTATTGCTGCTCAAATAGAAAAAACAAGAGAATTTAATAAAACTATTGAAAATTTAAATAGATCAATAGCTGCAACTGGAGGTCAATCTCGTTTTACAGCAGAACAAGTTAAAGAGTTTGCTAAATCAATGAGGATGACAAAAGAAGAAGCATTAGAAGCATTACAAGCATTTGAACAATTTGGTGCTGCTGCACGAATTTCTTTGTCAAAAGTATTTGGTGATGAAGCTACTTTTAATATGCTTGCCAGTTTAAAAGATAATGCTGCGATATTGGATCAAATGGATAAAATTACTAAAGATTTAGGTTTTGAACAAGCAGGACTTGTATTACAAATTCTTAATACGCAGGGAGCAAGAGCAGCCGAAAATAAAATTTTAGAACTAACTGTAAAAAAAAATAAAGAATTAAATTTACAAATTGAAGAACGTGTAGGAGCAGAAGGCCGTTTAAGAAAAATAAGAAAAGAACAAAGAACAGAAGAAGAATTAAGAGTTCAACAAGAAATTAATAATGCAAAAAATATTTTAGAGTTACAAACAAGAAGAATTGAACAACAAGAAAAATTAGCAATAATTAAAGCACCTATTGATGAAATGGAAAAATTATCAGATGTACTTTTTCAAGTTGATGCTCTTGGTAAAAGTATTGGTGATAGTTTTTCTGAATCCTTTAAAGGTATTGTTAAAGGTTCTATGTCTGCTCAAGACGCATTAAGAAATTTATTTCAGCGTACAGCAGATCATTTTTTAGATATGGCAGCACAAATGTTAGCTGCACAAATAAGATCAGGAATTTTTGGAATATTTCAGAGTTTATCGGGTATTGGTCCTCTAGGTAATGTACTATCAACAGCAACCAATACAAGTGTTGCAGCTACTGGTATTCCTAGTGGTAGTGCTTTGTTACCAGGTTCTTTTGGTATATCTAGCATAGATAGATCAAGACCTAACACAAGAGGATCTGCATTTCAAGGAACAAGAGCAAGTGGTGGGCCTGTAATGGGTGGTGGTAGTTATTTAGTAGGAGAACGTGGTCCTGAAATGTTTAGTCCAGGAGTATCAGGAATGATTTCTCCAAACCATGCTTTAGGTGGTGGAACAAATGTAGTAGTAAATGTAGATGCTTCTGGTTCTTCTGTTGAAGGTGATGAAGATAGAGGTAGAGAACTTGGTCGTCTTATATCTGTAGCAGTACAATCTGAATTAGTACAGCAAAAAAGACCTGGAGGTTTACTTGCATAATGGCTACTTTTCCTTCAATAACTCCTACTTACGGAGTGCAGAAAAGGTCCGCACCAAATACTAGAACAGTAAAATTTGCTGATGGCTACGAACATAGAATATTATTTGGATTAGCAGAACATCAGAATCCTAAAGTTTATAGTCTTACTTTTGAAGTATCAGAAACAGATGCAGATACTATAGAAACATTTTTAGACGCAAGGGCAAATGATAGTGCCAGCTTTACTTTTACTCCTCCAGGAGAATCAAGTGCCTCACAATATGTATGCGAAGCGTGGAATAAATCTATTCCTTATTTAAATAGAGCAAGAGTACAAGCTACATTTCGAGAGGTGTTTGAACCATGAGTACTGCTCTTGTATATAGTGAATCTCAAAAAATAAATCCCTCTGCAATTATTGAGTTATTTACTTTACAATTAAGTGCTAAATTTCATGGCTTAACAACTATCTATAGATTTCACGGAGGAACTAGCTTAAATTCAAACGGAGATGTAGTTTGGGCAGGTAATTCATATCAACGTATTCCAATTATTGCTGAAGGTTTTGCGTACCAAAGAGGTCAAATCCCTAGACCAAAATTAATTGTAAGTAATGCTTTAGGATCAATTTCTCAAATACTCGATTTGGTAAACACAACAAATGTTCCAGTAGGTACTACAACTCCAAATACAGGAAATGATTTAACAGGAGCTACTGTTACAAGAATAAGAACAATGGCAAGATTTTTAGATGCTGTTAATTTTCCAGGAAACTCAAACCCATTAGGAACACCAGATCCTTCAGCCGAATATAAAAGAGAAATTTATTTAGTGGATCGAAAAGCAACAGAAAACAGAGAAATAGTAGAATTTGAGTTAGCAGCACCTTCAGATTTAGCTGGAGTACGAATACCAAAAAGACAATGCACTAGAACTTTATTCCCTGCTATTGGTACGTTTTTTCAATGAGTTGGCAGGATGATGCATTGGTTCATGCGAAAGACCAAGATCCTAAAGAATCTGTAGGATTATTATTAAATGTTAGGGGAAGAAAACGATATTATCCTTGCCAAAATCTTGCTATTACATCCCATCAACACTTTATTTTAAATCCAGAAGATTATGTAAAAGCAGATAATTTAGGAGAGATAACTGCTGTAGTACATAGTCACCCAACAGCTTCTCCAAATCCTAGTCAAGCTGACATGGTTAGTTGTGAACAAAGTAAATTACCTTGGCATATTGTTAATCCTAAAACAGCAGAGTGGGCATACTTAGAACCTACAGGATACAAAGCACCTTTACTGGGTCGTCAATGGGTTTGGGGTGTAACTGATTGTTGGAGTTTAGTTGTTGATTGGTATAAAGAAGAAAAAGGAATAACACTTAAAGATTATGAAAGAGCAATGACTCCTGATGAATTTTTAAAGAACCCTTTATTTGAAGACTATGCTTGGCGAACTGGTTTTAGAGAATTAAGACCTGATGAAAGGTTACAAGAAGGAGATGTATTGTTAATGTCAATTATGTATCCAACTTTAAATCATGTAGCTATTTTCTTAGGAGATATGGTTTTACATCATTTAGCAGATAGACTATCTTGTAGAGAACCATATTCTGAGTGGTTATTTAAATCTACAGGTAAAAGGTATCGCTATGCTCAGAAAAGTTAAACTGCACGGAGAACTAGCTGACTTTGTAGGTCACAAAGAATTAGAAGCTGTAGTAAATTCTACTTCTGAAGCTATACGTTTTCTTGTCTGTAACTTTAAAGGAATAGAAGCTCATATGAGTGACCGCTATTACAAAGTTATTATTAATGATTACAACATAGGGCAAGAAGAATTAGACGATCCAATAGGTCGTTCAGATATAAATATAGTGCCTGTAATTACTGGAGCAGGAGGTAACTTTGGAAAAATATTATTAGGGGCAATGTTAATTGGAGGTGCTTTTGCTTTTGGTGGTTTAGCTTTTGGTGGTAGTTTTAAAGCTTTTGGAGCAAATCTAGCAGCAGCACCAGGTCTTACTAAAGCTGCATTTGGTATAGGTTCTGCTTTAGTTTTAAGTGGAGTTTCTGATATGTTATTTCCTTTACCTAAGTTTAAAGAGTTTAATAATGAAGAAGATCCACGCATATCATTTAGTTTTTCTGGAGTACAAAACACATCAAGGGCTGGAACTAGCATACCTTTATGTTACGGAGAAATCGTAACTGGATCGGTAGTAATATCTGCTGGTATAGACACGAACCAAATTGTAGCGGAGTAACTGATGTCAAAAATTATTAGAGGAGCTAAAGGCCCAAAAAAACCTAGAGATCCGATCAGAGCAGAAGATACCTTAAATAGTAAGGAGTTTGCAACGGTACAGGATTTATTATCAGAAGGTGAAATTGAAGGGTTTGCTACTCCATCTAAAAGAAGTATTGCAAGAAATAATGCTAACTATAATAATGCGTGTCTAGCAGACATATTTTTAAATGATACATCAATATTAAATGTCTCTCCTAATTTAACCGATGCAGAATTTGTTACCAAATTAGGCAGTTTACAAGATACTGATTTTAGTTATCAGGATGTAACTTTTGTTCCTAAGTTTGGAGAGGACAATCAAACTGCTGTAAATAATGTTAGTAATGAAATACTTACAAAACAAACAACTTCAAGACCTCCAAGTTCAGTTAATGCTGTTACAACATCCAGCCCTGTAGATAGTCCTAATTTAAATACAGGTAAAGATGCAGTAGAAGTTACAGTTACTTTTGGATCGTTACAAAAATTTGAAACTAATGGAGATATTTTAGGAACAGAAGTTAATTTAAAAATTTCTCTACAAACAAATAATGGTTCTTTCGCAGAAAAAATTAATGAAACAATAAAAGGAAGAAGTGCTGATGCTTACGGAAGAGA